TTGCCTACCTATGGATTATCAGGCAGGCACGATGATCGCACGGCCAGCATACGAACGAGCAGTCTTCACGCCATACACGGTGTCAGACGTTACGAGAGTACCGAGATACTCCTGCTTGTACTGAGCTTGCGTACGGATACCTTGCTGTTCGGCATGGATGAATGCGTCCTTGTGGATCATCAGACATGCGCGATGCTTGGTATCGGTGTGGCCCGTGAAGTCAGAAGCAATACCAAATGCGTCGGTATAAGCGCCTGCAAGAGTCGTGCTGGAGAAGTTTGTAGCGGTTTCGTCATCAGTACCTTCGCAGTGGATCCACGGGCAATTGGACGAGACAAACACTTCAACACCGTACAGGTTGCCCATCATGCCAGTCTTCAGCGCGTTACCATCACCACGGAAGGCTTGCTCAGTGAAACGGCTGATGGAGCGGAGGACGTTCATCTCAACAGGCGGAATAATGAGCTTCAGTTCGTTCGAAGGAACATCTTCATCTTCCAGCGCCTGAATGACACGACGCAGACCAGCATCAGTCAGAGCAGTAGAGTTGCCATCCGTTGCGCTGTTGAATGCCGTCGTGCCGTCACCACCGATAACCGCAGTTTCCCACTGGTTAGTCAGGGTAGGAGTCGCGCCAGCGTTCAGGTAATGACCCAACAGCATAAGAGACTGATCGACTTGCTTGCCAAGAGCGTAACCACCATCATCAGTGTAGAACTTACGCATCGAGGATAGGGCTTGCATCTCAGCCAAGTCTTCATACAGCTTGCTGTATTCAAAATGCTTGTCGATCAGCACATCAACCAGAGATGCGGTATCAGCGATAAGGGTAACTTGCGTATTGGCAGCTTTGGCCGAAGCAGACCCACGAGCAGGGACGGGAAGGTGCAGAGTGTCGCCCTTCTTGCCCTTGAAGTTTACTTTGGTAACGAGATTGCCGAGTACGAGTGCTTGTTTGTAACGTGCAACTACCTCATCACTCCAGATTTCAGGAATGAAGTTTGCCGAGGTGGTAATAGTGGTTTGGTTGGTTCCGAGGCCCATGATAGCTTCCTTTTAAGTTTGGTTAGCGAACCCTGCCACTTGCATACGCTGCCAGAATTTCATCGTTCATGGCTTCATATCTAGCGGGGTCAGTCATTTTCAGTCGAATCAGATCAGCCCGTCGATAGACCTTACGAGAAGTTTCACCGGAACCACCAGTATCTACAGCTACAGCATTCAGAGCCTGATTGCGGGAAGTCTTTTCTTCCTCACTAACCTGCCGAGTCTGCTGCACATGTTTGACACCACGCAGTTCCTTGAATGTAGAAAGCAGTTCATGTGCGGCATTCAGGTCATAACCCTGATCGGCTTGACGGAGAAGATGCTGCCTTACCGGACTAGCACCTACCCACTTCGCAAACTCCTGATCTTGAATGATCTCACCCATGTCTGGATGGAGTTGGTGAAGTTTCTGCCGCGCCATTTCCTTCTGTGCATTGATCGCATATTGTTCTGCGGCCTGCACTTTCGGATTTGACTCTACTGCACGCTTGATTGCTTCCTGCGGGTTCTCAAAGAAATCTACCTCGTGTTGCTGTTCTGCTTCTTGCGGCTTGTGAAGTTGTGACTTAATCAGTTCATCAGCAAGTTTGCGGATTTCTCCGACCTCGTTAGCCTGCCGCCCCATCTCTTTACGAGCGTGTAGCGTCATGCCTACCAAGTCTTTGACTGACATACCCTTGAATTCTTCAGGTATCTCGTCTTCCACAGGATTATTTTGCGGTTGCTCTTTGATCGCTTCCGCTTCAATTTCACCTATTTCTTGCGATTCCACTTCCAGTTCTTGAACTTCGGCCATTTGTTTCTCCTTTTCACACCCTATAACGGGCGCTCGGTTGATAAACAGTATTACTAATACTATGATTTGTCAAGAGTAAGCACTTACTTACATTCAGTACAAATTTTTTACTCTGCGTAGGATTTCTTGCTCTTTTCCCTAGCGTTACGTTCCCTGATATCTGCCCACTTCGAGTAAGCGCCGGGGAATCCTGGATCGGTTCCATCCAATGCAACTCGTGGCATTCCAATAATCCTGTCTGCACTTTTACCGCAGTCGCAATCAACCTTCTTGACGGCTGAATCGACATATCGCTCATATTCCCTGCCGCAATATTTGCACTCAAAGTCACGCAACAGCTTCATCATCATCCTTTAGTTGGTTATAAGCATCTTCGCTCACATCGCTGATTGAAAGCATCCACTTCATCATGGAGACTTCCCCCTTCCTGAACCAGAGTGCTTTCTCTGAATCAATGGAATCCAATGTATCAGTAGTCTTCAACATTTCACGAACATCATCCATCAGGTCTTTCCATGCAGGATCACCACACATGGATAGACGATTCTCATAATATTTCTGAAGTTCAGGACTCATTTTGAATACTCTGTTCTTGACCCAATAGCATCTATTTCAATATGGATGTCTAAAGATGTTATTTCAGCAGTTGCTGTGTGAGTGTCACTTCCTGTAAAAGCAGCACTAGCATTTGTCTTGTCTCTTGTGAATCTTACCTGAAGAATAGTTGATACATTATCTCCGGCAGGAGGAGTGATACCAAGACCATAGGTGATCTGATTCAGCGTACCACTAGTATATGTGAATGCATTAGTCGTCATCTTATGGTTTGACCATGCAGTTGTTTTTGCCTGCCCGTTTAACTGCCACCTATACTGAAACAGGAAGTTTGGCGTATTATTTTGCGTCTGAAACCAATGAACGTGAGGGAATACCGGAGCCAGATGTTTCCTGTCATGGTTGAACTGGAAGTTTGATATTAGATAATCATTTGCGTAATCACATGATGTCTGAAGTCCAACAGTGTTTTCTGTCAAAGTTTCAGTAATACCAGTACCTGCTATTTTAAGTTTTGTGATATCTCCAAACTCATCCCTGAAACAAGTTGCATTACCATAAAATCTTAGAGTTCCATCTATTTCAAACTCAGCATAGTTACCTGAAGGCTTGTCTCCAAAAGTTCTATCAAGAGGGTAATTTGGATGCCTGCGGATCATGCTGAATTCCTGCCCTCTATACCATTGATGAACAATGTCAGTCCAGCCCCGCTCCCTACTGCCTGAATGAAATCACCTTCCCTTAATGTTTGCATACCTGTCCAATGTTCTACAGAGTAAGCAAGAATTGGTACTTGATAGAACAACGCATTTGTAGTTGCTACACTCCCGCCCGAAGCTACAAAATGAATTGAACAACTCAATGTCCCGGAAGTTGTATTCGCGATGTTGATATCTGTAATCTCTGTAGAGTATCCTTGAGGAACTGTGTACATCAAAGTACCTGCTCCAGTTCCTGCTCCGCCGTACCCAAGTTTGCTTCTTGATCTCATACCCATTCACTCCCTGTCCATCTCCTTAAAGGAACTACCCATGCAGGAGGCGTAGCGAAATATGCAGATAACTCTTCTTGAACAATTAGCCTGATTGCTGCTAGGTCTGCGGCAGTAAGAGTTGTAGGGCCAACAGCAGGAGTGTAAGTTAATGATGCTGAATTTCCGGTAAGTGAAATACTTCCTACTGCTGCTGCAATAGCACGAGTTCTGCTTAATCCTGCCGAATTCCCCGTAACACTAAAACTTGAAGTCTCTGCCGCTATTGAAATGCCACGATAAAATGATGCTGCATTTCCGGTAAGCGATATGCTATTTGTTGATGCTGAAAGTACATGGTTGAAACGTAAAGTTGCAGAATTCCCTGTTTCAGTAAATGATCCTACGTCTGCCGTTAGAGTCCTTGCGCTAACTCCTGCTTTTGTTAGCGTTGCTGCATTTCCAGTCAGAGTTATAGATGAAACTGTGGCAACTAACTTTCTTTGCGCCGTTAATCCCGCTGTATTCCCTGTTTCGCTAAACGATCCAGTTGCAGCAGATAATTTACGTTGAGCAGCAATACCTGCTGCATTCCCTGTTTCTACGAATGATCCAGAACTAGCCGTAAGTGTATAAGGACTCCCACCACTCGCCGGTATCCCGACATAGATGTTTCTGCGCAGCGGCTGGAAGATTTGCCAGGGGTTATCATTAAGAGATTTTATTTCTGCTGGGGAGAGGGCGCGGTTCCATGCAATAGCTAACCCAATCCAGTTA